CGGCCATTAGATAACCCATGTCGTGATATACGGTGTGGTCAGGAAGCTTTCCTACAGGCCCAGCGGAGTAATTTTTTAGAATTTCTTTTGCGCTACGCTTGCGCTTACCCTTCCGACCTACCAACCTGGGGTCCTGGGTGTCTGTAGCAGTCGTCCCAGTTCTGCCTTTCATGACGATAGGTCCTACTTTTCTAGCGGGCTTTTTTCTTGCTCCTCTTTCCTCTCCGTGTGTACCATGAGGATGGTCCCCATCTACTGGCTTAAAACTACCAGCAAATTGTCTTTTAATGCCTCTTTCTTTCATCGCAGCATTTTTTGCTTCTTTATTAGCCTTGTTTCTTTCGTTTAACATATCAGAATAATGTGAATACTGGTGGTTCCTCTATCTCAGATAGAAGTTCTTCTTTGAGCTTCTCCTTCTCAGCATCGCTTTGCTGAATAAGTGCTGCTCCGTTTAAGCTCGCTCCACCTCCTGGCGATGGTAGCGAAGAATATTTGCCTCGGATCTCTCCAAGAATGCCTCTAGAAACTGCTAGAGCGTATCGTTGTAGCCAATTCTTGTAGTATGGATGCATGGTCCCTGTGTCAAGGCCACGATATACTAGGATGACTGGTTCACTTAGCGCAGGTACTGGGTATAGCTGAAGGACATTACCGTTAATAATATCCCAGGACCCCTCTTGGCTGAGTATCTTTCTCGTCATCTCCAAGTGAGTCTGAAGTAGATAGAAATCAGACATGGAGAAATCACTAAAGACGAAGTTGTCTTGGAAATACTTAATAAAGAAATCAAACTCTAGCGTGCCATTCTGTGGCTGAATACTGAGTAGAGATTTCTTGTACGCGCAGTAGCTAAGATTGTTAGCTATGTGAGAAGGAAGAATGTAACTATTTACCTGAGGAGTAGTTATGAATGTAGCTATTTGTGTGTTCCAAAATGGAGCGTGGTAGTCCAAGTTGGTGATAGATTCCTCAATCGCAGTTTTTATCTGAAAGTCTGTAAGTTCTACCCGTACAATTGGGTGACCTAAACGAGCTAAAACAAAATCCTTGATGGTCTGCTCGAAAGTATTGAACTCAACCTCATCAGCCATCAAGCCCTTGTTCAATTCGGAGCCGTCAATAGCTGTGGAGTAGATGTCTGTATCACCTAAATTCCTACCTGCGTAGGTTCCAAAGGTGTCTCCGTAACCTAATAACTTAGGATCTACTTTCCTCGGTGCTACCATCGTCTACAGTCTCCTTCTTTGGTTTGGGTCCCCGTTTAGGTTTTTTAGGTGAATCTAACAATTCAAGATATCTAGATGCCACCAAACCAGAAGAACTAAACAATTCTCCTGGGCGAATTTCTACTATCTCCCCGTCTATATGGAGAAGCATATTCCACCTGCACTTGCTTCTATACTTATACATGTCTTATTTATATAGGAATGACAAGAGGGTCAGAGGAAGAAAAAACCTCTGACCCTCTTAATTTAGTTAGATACTAAATATCAGTTAACAGGATTGCCAAGCATAGTGGTGTTTCTAGCGAACGGCGAGAATAGGAAGTTAGAGGTCGGCCCAATAACTCGGATTATTCTATAGAACCTGTTCATCGGCTCGATCTGAACCTTACCGTAGCGGGTAAGTAAGCCCTTTCTCGGCTGGAAGGACTCAGGATCGACGACAGTTGGTAACTGCTGGAGCGGGATGTACGGAGCGTAGATATAGCCCGCGTCCATCGCGTTAGCACCCTTGTAGCCCATGAGGATCTCATCGGTGGGGTACATGGGATCAACGTAAAGGTCATAGCGACCCATGAACTTACCCTTATACTCAATGCTGTTGCGACCTATGTTGGTCGGACCATCAGCGGGCTGAATACCGCCCTCAAGCTTGGCAGCACTCTCCATGAGTGAAGCCATGAGAGGAGAGGTAAGGAGCCAGTTACCCGGCCCACGCATCGTCGTTCTGTAGATGTCCTGAGACGCGATGTTAATAAGCGCAAGAAGGTTTGCGTATACTTCACCAACGTGACGCGGGAACAAATCGCTCTGCTGCTGGGTGAAGTCAATAACGAACACGTTAGACCCGCTAAGGCTGGAGCCCGCAGGAAGTTCAGTCGTGGGGCCGTTGGCGAAGTCGTAGGTGAACTGAGCCGGAACAAAAGTGCCCGAATCTCCATCACCGTCAAGCCCTGGGAAACCGCCGTTTCCAGTACCCATTTTAATGTAGTCGTTATCCATGAGGCTCTGGTTTACGCCACCGAGATTTTGCTTACGGAAACCATAACCAATCATTCGAAGGTCCTCAATAAGCTCACGGTCAATCTCAAGCTGAAGCTCCTTGCTAAGAAGGTCAGTAAGCTCGCGCTCAAGGTCAAGGTTGTGGTAAGCCTTAAGATCTTGAGAAGCCTCAAGAGTCCAAAGCGCACGCATCTTACGAGTGTTAGCGACGACCGCTTCCTGCTCGATGTGGAAGGTCAACTCGGGGATGCCCGTACCAGTTAGACGCTCACCACCAGAAAGCTGGAAACCCATAATGGCTTCTTCGTTAGGCCAAGCAGCGATCTTACCGCCCATCGTACCTGACGGAGCGCCATTGCCCGCAAGATCAGCAGGGCCACCAGAGAAGTTAAGGACGTTAGAAACGTCAAAGCCACTGAGTGCTACGTCACCGTCTAGGCCACCATCAGTGCCCGCACCGGGTCTAAACGTACCCTCGTTGGGCGGTCCTACACCAGAAGCAGATCCGATAGTTCCGCCAGTCAAGCCTCTGTAGGTAAGGTTTAGCTTGCTGTAAACAGTTTGCTTAGTTGACCCGTAGTTGCGGTCGTTACCGAGGTAGAATACCTGAGAAACGGGGCCTTGCATGGGCTGAACGCCAACAAGGCTGTTGGCTAGAAGCTGAGGGTAGACGCGACGGACAAGGGGGAACGCGAACTTTTGGAAAGTACCGAG